ATTTTGTCTGCATGATTTTGAAACTCTTTTAATACGTTTTCTATAGTATCTTCAGGCAATTCTAAAATATATGCTAGATACTCACGAATTTCTTCTGACATAGACATTTCTTTGTCTAGAATTAGCGCAGAGTCTGTGTCTCGCTTAATTACTTTACGATCAATTAACTCTGAATCTTCTAGTTCACCAAGTTCTTGCATATCGCCTTCAACTTGATAAATTGTGTGATCGTAGTCTGTTTGCGGCTTAGGGTCATGCACAGCTACTGTACGACGAATAAGTTGTGGTAGTTGTAGTTCACGCCATTCATGATCTAAGCTATGGGTATCCAATAAAATAACACCAGTAGCCACATTCCCACGATGAAAGCTAGTAGTAACGGGACTTCCAGGATAGATAATATTTTTTTGAGAATTTTCATAGCTATGTAGATCGCCTGCTAAAACAACGTCATAGCTAGCAAATACTTCTAAGTCCATTTCAGGTTTTACATGTGGTGGGATTTCTCCGCGAACGTGTGTAAAACAAATGTTTCCACGAATTATAAAAGGATTCTTCTCAAACTCTTTTAATTTATTATAAGGAATAAAATCCATATTTTCTATTTTACAGTAGTCGTCAATAACTTCTACTAATGGATTTAAGCGATTCGTAACTTGTTTTAGATTAGTAAGGAAAGTTGTGTCCTTTTTAACTGCTTCGTGATTACCAGCATAAATAATTGTTGAAATTTTACAACTATTAACCAAATCAAAATATGTTTCTAATTCTTCCATATTAGGAAGTTTATCAAAAACGTCACCACCAACTACAAAAAGATCGCACTCACCTTGTAGTGTTTCTAGTTGTTGCCACAGCATATTAAACCTATTCTTTGCCCACTCAATAGGTACGTTTTTTTGACCTAATTTAATATGCAGGTCGGCTGTAAATAATACTTTCATATTGTCCTATAAGACAGAAAAGCCCGCTAAGCATTTTGTTTAGCGGGCTTAAGTTTTTTAACCAAGTTCTTTGACTGCTTCTTGCTCAGATGAAGGGGCTTCGCCATCTTCATCTTGCTGGGTTGTGAGTTTATCTAACAAGGCTTTTACATCTGCTTCTGTAGGGCGAGAGAATTTCTCGTCAATAGATTTAGCGGAATCAGCCATAGCACGCTCTTCGTCAGTTAATGGGCGAGCCTTGCAACGCAAAACTTGTAGTGTGTACTCAACATTAAAAGGCAGAGGGCCTGTCTTTACACGTTTAAACACAACATCCCAACCTGTATCATAGTCAGTAGGGTCTCCTAAATCTTCAGCTGCTGTAACAATTTGCTCAAACAATTTCTTTTTAAGATTAAGAGCAACAACTTTTTGTGACTTAGGGTCTATACAATTTACAGAATAACTCCAGGAGCACTTTGCTTCTGGATAATACTCAGTAACATGATCTTTTTCAACGTTGTCAAACTTTTCTTTTTCACGACTAAATGCTAAACATTCAACTGGAATATCTTTGTTGTTAGTGCCTTTCAGCCAATAAATATATCGTGGTAGAACTCCGCCAATTAAGCGGACTGTATTTTCGCCATCTTTGTATTCATAAGAATCAACTTTGTTTGATTGTGCTTTACCTTTGGTGTTTTTAAAACTAAGTGCCATTTTTATTTTTCCTCGTATTTGAAGTGAATTTTGTTTTCTGTTATTTTTAGTAGCGGATTTGGTTTTATTGCGTTTAAATCTATATCTGAATAATAAGATAGGTCTAGATATGTGTAATCGTAATGTTTATATATGGCGTAATTTCTACGCCCCGCTAATCGTATGTATTGTGCTTTGTGTACAATATCTGTGCTGGTATCAGTAAATAATTGAGCAGGGTTTATTAGAAAACTATTACCGTTTAAGTTAAAAATCGGTTTGATTTTACTGTATTGGTTTTTAGGAATAGATTTTCTAATAAAATGCAGTCTTAAAATTTCAACTAATTTTACAGAGTCACACTGTGTTGTGGACTCAAGCAATTCAAGGTTGAAGAAAAAGGTCATATACTAAAACTTAATAAATATTATACCATTTTGGATACAATTTGACAAGTGAAATTTTATCTAGGCTAATACTTTCCAGCCTTTGCGTAGATAAAGCCCTAACCTGTCTGTGTTTTGTTTTTTATCCGCGTATCCAGCAAATTGAATGTCTACTATGATTGGGTCTAGTTTGCCTTCATGCATTCGCATAATTCTACCAGCAATTTGTTCTAGTAAGCTATCATTTGACATTGGAACTGCTAATATTACGCAGCTAAGGATGTTGATTGATATTCCTTCTGAAAAGATCTGCCTGCTTCCAGCAATGCACATTTTTTCTTTGGCAAGGATTTGAGCCTTGGCTTTTTGTCGATCTTCAAAACTGGTTGCCCCAGTAACCAACAAACACTTTTCACCAACATATTCTTTTACCTTTTCTAAGAATTCTACTCTATCAGCAATAACTAAAACACTATGCCCTTCGGCAATATGCATCTTAGCTATGTCTGCAATAAACTGTCTATACTTATCATCTTGAGTAAGATCAGTAATTTTATCTACCCAAGTAACATTAGCTTTAAGTTTAATACCGCTTTTTACCATGTGAATTGTAGGAGGTATAGTATTAGACGCAGGTGGTTTTAACACTACAGTACCAAAGTAGTCTTTAAATAATATATGCTTACCATCTTTACGGATCATTGTACCACTAAGGGCAATTCTGTAACGTGCATAAAAGCTATCAACTGTTGTAGCAAACGTTGTTGCGGGACAATGATGCGCCTCATCTAAGATAACTGTTCCAAACTCTTTAGCTAACTCAGTGGTATGTTTTACAAGTGTTTGAATATTGGCAACTGTAATAAAATGATCTTCATGATCTAGACTACCTCCACCAATAATACCACACTCACAACCAAATAAAGTCTCAATCTCTTCAACCCATTGATCTCGCAATGCAGCTGTATGCGTGATAACTAATGTTTTCTGCCCAAACTTTCTAGCTAAGTGTAGTGCTGTAAATGTCTTGCCCCAACCTGGTAAAGCATTTATAAAGCAAGTATCATTTACTTCATTGTAGATTGTTTGTTGATCTTCATATAGCTCAAACTTAGGGTCGGGAAAAGGCACTGGTACTAATACTCGTTTGTCTATAATTTCGTAATCTTTAGGAATTAAGTCTGTTCGACCTTGAGGAATAGATAAAATACCCTTGATTAACGACTTATAATTTTTAATTGTTTCTACACTAGCAAACTTTTTTGATCCAGTGTCTTTATGTATTTTGTATGTAAGAGACTTAATTACGTGTTTAGTATGCTCTATACCAGGATTATCAATATATATTCTGTTACTAATTACTGCTTTTGCCACTATACTAATCTCCAAGTATCTTTCTGGGGATATTCGTAGTATCCGTAAAATAAGTAACTATTATCCATGTATAGAACGCCACCATATTGGTGATAACTTTGAGGCTGAATCATAGTTTTAAATCTATGCGCTATACCTTGTAATTCTAATACACAACCTATGCCCTCCGCAGGTAACACTTTAGTAATCTTCTTTGTTGTCAGCTTGGCGCGTGTAGTTTTTTTATGTTGAAAAACCTGTCCGTGACTATCAATAAACCACGTTGTTGATTTTGCCAACTTAATAATATCTACAAGAAAGTATACTGCTGAACTTATAGGAAACAACGTTGCTTTACCTTGTAAAGCGAGTCTACGTAAGCCTAGAGTAGGCTTATCTATTGACTTATCGTCTACAAACCTATAGTTTGTTGTATGTTCAGCAGTATCCTTATCACTATATTCTGATTTATAATACACTATATTGCCATCTGTTTCAGGTTGTTTTTCACCCAACCTGAATACGGGAAATACTATTTCCTGTAGTTTCATAGTACTCCTCCCATGAGCCAAAGCTATAGTCTTCACCAACGTCTTGGTCAACGCCAATAGGGAATCCAGGAATACCACAGCCCCAATCTTGTTGTGTGTTACGCTTTAAAATTTCACAGTATTGCTCTACGTGTTCTTCTTTAACCAATGCCACAATCGAGTCGTGTACAAGCATAAATATTTGAGCGTTGATATTGGCCTTAACAATATCGTTAGCAGTACCCATAGCACCAAGCAAATTAACATCACTAGCAAGAGACTGGACTTCAGCGTTAATGCCGCTACGTACTTCGTGAGCCGCAATACCTTTGTCGCTAGAAAATACATTAGGAAGGCGACGCTTTCTGCCAAAATAACTATAAGTATAGCCATTTTGTTCAATAAAGCTTTTGCGCGTATCCAACCAGTTTTTAAGTTTGCTAAACTTCTTAAAATATTGTTTAATATCATCTCTGGCCCTGTCTACTGGATAATTTTCTCCAGTAGCTTTTGATACAGTTTGAGATACTTTGTTAGCCCCTGACCCATACAAAATACCAAAAGAAATAGCTTTAGCACTCTGACGCATATTGCCGTATTTTTTCTTTACATCTTCAACATCGCAGGGCAAATCAAATACCATTTTAGCAATAGTTGAGTGGAAGTCTCCTCCACTAGAGAACACTTCTTGTAGTTTCTTGTCGCCGCTTAAAACAGCTGCATAATACATTTCTGCTGTAGTCAAGTCTTGCGAAACGATCTTAAAACCCGCTGGAGCTTTAATGCAACCTTTGATAATAGGATTGTCGCGAGGTATTTGCTGAGCGTTGAACTTCCCAGAACTACTAAGCCTACCGCTAGTAGTAAATATAAGATTAAAATTTGTACGTATGCGACCATCGCGGTCAAGCTCTGGTAAAATCTTTGAAATATAGGTATTTTGGATCTTTCCAAGTTGTCGTACTTTTAAAATCGCCGCAGGGAGTGGGTGCTCCTCTGACAACTGTTCAAGTACCTCTGCATCTGTTGAGATTGCACCTGTAGCAGTTTTCTTTCCAGTGGGGGATAAACCAAGATAGTCAAAAAGAACAACCCGTAACTGCATAACACTATTGGGATTAAAGATCTTTCCAGTATCTTGCTCAAAGCGCTTAACTTCTTCAAAACCATATACCACCTCTTTAGCTTTTGCAATTTGTTCATCAAGATACAGATTAGCAGCAGCCATTCTTTCTTGACTAATAGGAATTCCTACTTCTTCCATATCCATTAAAAATAATGTGCCAGGAACTAAAATAGTTTCGTATACATATCGCAATTTATCATTGGCTTGTACGATAGGCCAAAATTTCATGAATAAGTCGTAGGTTACAGCAGTATCAATACTAGCATAACGACTAATAGTATCAAATGGAATGAGATCGTAAGTAAAGTCATCTTGTAAAATGCCGTTTTGGGCACAATACGATTTCTTAAAGTCGTCCAATTCACTGTCGTAATCTCCATAATCTGTATACTTAAGTGCAAGTGCCTTTAAGCCGTGTGAATCAGTTTCATCTAATACATAGTGCATAACCATTGTATCATGAACTTTTTTACGATTAAATGTTAATCCTAAATGATAAGATAACATTTTATAGTCAAATTTCATGTTATGGAAAACAATAGTAAAAGTATCGCAAATTTTCTGCAATAACTCTACAGAGTTTTCATCCATAGCATCACACAATATGTAACGACCATGCTTAGATTTATAACTAATAGAAACACCAAGCACATACCCATCACGTGGATATAGTCCTGTTGTTTCTGTGTCTATAGCTACATAGCCTTGGGCATTTTCAAGAACTTCGGTTAAAAACTCATAGGCTTCATCTGGATTATTAATACCTTTAAAATTGCCTTCGGTTGCAGAACGTAATGTACCTTCTACATATTTATGAATACGATCACAGGCACGTTGAAAGTCAGGTTTACCTTCTGGTTTAAAAGCCAGCATTGCAGGATTTGAAATAGCAATAAATTTGTCCGCAACTAATTGACCAGCCATATTAGTTACTGAAGTAATTTTAGCGTACTCTTTGGCAGCTTCCGCACCTATAAGAATAACGTAGTTATATGGGCTTAAATCTATTTCTAAGTCTACATCTTTTTTCAGTAGTTTAGTAATAGGAATCGAGCTCATATGATAGTGATCGAAATCAAAGTTAAAATACTCTTTATACCGAGTACGATTAGGGGC